TGGAGCTGACTCTAATCTTGTTGCGCAATATTGATTGTCATATTGCATTCTTTGTTCATACTGAATATTACCTATACGAGTTTTAGCGTCTTTATCATTTTCAGCATATACATAAAACTCTGCGGTTACTAAATATCTTTCCATTACGCAGCCTCCTTGATAGCAAACCAAGCTTTAAGCTCAGCTTCTGTATCGCAGAAATCGCCATCTTCCATTAAGTAAGAAACTTTGTAATTTAAACGACTGTAACCCATTTGATCATGAGTCCAAGTCTCAGTCTTTTCTAAGATTTCTTTTTTCATCCAACCATCTTCACGGTTATCAGTGATTCTCATAAAGTTAACTTTACCATCAACAATATGAAATGTAGTAGGGGCATTTAATCCACCATCAACGTCTAGACGCTGTCCTATAACAGAAACATCAATAATGTATTCCTCACAACCACCATTTGACCTAATTAAATCAGTAGTGATGTAAGGTTTAACTTGTGCAACAATTGTAGCAACTTGATTTTGTTCTAGATCGCCACAGTTGTCCATGACATAAGTGTTGCCACCTTTGAATTTCATGTAAGGGTTTTCTTTTGTACCATAGTTCTCTAGGTACTGTGTATTGATTACTAATTTATTCATTACGCAACCTCCATGATAGAGATTGGACAGTTAAATTCTCTGCCATCGATTTCAACAACCGCTTTTGTACGATTGAGTTTTACAATGGTTCCAGTTAAGCTGCCTTTTCTGGAAGTTATGTTGACGGTTTGGCCAACAACAAAAGCTGCTTTTTTAGCAGCTATAAGAGAAGCTCTAAGAGATTTTTGTTTTGCTCTTACAACTTCGATTATCACATTCAAATCTTCCATTTGGTCGATTTGGTTAATTAGCTTGATTGCTTGTTTCATAATTACTCCTTATCTTGAATTATATGTATATTATACCCTAGTTGGGAGACAATGTAAAGGGATTTTGTGAATTGTTACACAATTGTTACACAACTGTAACACAACTGTAACATTTCTCTTCAAGTATTGTCTCTGTTACGGTATTTTACCTTCGATTTGTCGAACTGTCTATTTGCTGTGCGCTGAAAAGATAGCTCAATCTGACGATCAAGCCATCTTCTAAACCACTGTCTCAGTTTACCCATACTATACTCTATTGTCAATTTCATCGACAAGACTTTCAATCCTATCAATTGTACTTTGTTGTTGTTCAATTTTTTCAGTAAGTTCTTTTACTAATTGAACCAACACTTCTATTCTTTCTGCCATAATTTACTCCTTAAAAATTTCCTGGTGCTACTTGTAAACATGGGATGCCAGCTGCTCTCCACATGTCAACAACTTGATTTCTGTCATCGAAAACCATATCAGGTTTCCAGTCAGCTTTGATTAACTCAGCTAAGACTCTTGATTTAAACTCATGATCTGGCTCGTAGCTGTCATCTGGTCTCATAAACAAGTAATCCCAAAAGACACCCATTGTTGCTGATAATTGTTTTTCAGTTATTTCTCTTTGATACTCTTTACGAGCTGATACAATAACAATTGAATGACCACCATCTTTTAAGCATTCAGCTATTTCAAAGATATGCTCATGTCTTGTATCATCGACTGTAGCAGCTTCAAACGCTGGCCAGTCTACTTGTTGACTTCCATCAACAAATTTTCTTCTGTGCTCGACGTCCATTAAGGTTCCGTCGACGTCAAATATAATTTTCATTACGATACTCCTAAAACTTTTAATACTACTGGCAATGCAAATAAAGCCAACCCTTGTATGAAACCCCAATCCATTATGAAGCCTCCTTTAATTGAGTTCTGATTTTTCCAGCAAACTGCCATCCGTTAATATCGCCACCAGATTCAATACCAAAATCGTTCATATTAACTACTAATTTAAAATACTTAGGTCCATTAACAAAGTCGAATCTTTCACCTTTTTTATAAACAGCTCTGAACCAATATTTATTGTATTGTCCTTGGACTGGAACTAAATCATATCCCAACTTGTTTCTGAAATATGTAACGATTTTTCTTGCACTGTAGTGCCCTTTTTCTGAGTTTGCTTTTGCGATTACATTGTAAGCCATATATTTTCTCCTTATCCTTTAATATATACTTACTATTATACACTAGTTTCGAGCAGTTGTAAACGTTTTTTTGAAAATAATTGACAGAAAAGTGTTGTTTGGCATGTGACTATAGTGTTGTTTCAGAAACATCAACACTTTAGTGCTAAGTTTTTTTTTAATTTATTGTAGTTTTGACGTATCTATTATTTAAAACTACCAGAGACATGACCATATTTAACTCCTTTAAGAGTCGAGGATGATCGTAATTTAATTGATGAGGATCAATATAATAATTTGCTATATATTTAAAAGTTATGATTTTACTTAAGGAAGGTCTTTCTCCAAGTAATGGATTTATTTCCATAACTTGATCGCTTGATCCAAGTCCATCGTAAGTGGTATACACATCTAATATATTTAATGCATACCAATAATATACTTGAGTATTATTTTGGACTGTAAATCGTAACTTTTTCAGATTTACCTTTGACGAGTATTCGATCGATTTCAGTGAATGTTCTAGTCGGACATTGTTGATATGTTTCTGGTCCCAACAACACTCTAACCCCATCATAATTGCGTGTTTGTCCTTCGAGTCGAGCCCCAAGGTTGACGGCATCTCCAATAACGGAATAGTCAAACCGCTCTTCGGATCCCATGTTTCCAACGATGCAAGTGCCTGTGTTGATACCAATCCCAATATCAATCCTAGGTAGACCTTGTTCTTCAAGCTGTTGTATAAGTTTGTCAGCAGCATCACATATCTCCAATGATGTTTGAACGGCTTTATCTGCATGATCTTCACAGGGTAATGGGGCATTCCAAAATGCCATGATACAATCACCCATGAATTTATCGATTGTTCCACCATTCTTAAGAACAATTTTAGTCATGGTATCTAAATAATTATTTATAAGAACTACAAGTCCTTCTGGGTCATCATTGTTTTTATAATGTTCTGATATTGGAGTAAAGCCACATATATCCATAAACATAAATGTCATTTCTTTTCTTTCTCCACCAAGCTTTAAAAGTGATGGGTCTTTCTGTAATTGTTTGACTAGGTCTGGAGATACATATGTACCAAATTGTTTCTTTATCTGTTGTCGTAAAACAAATTGTTTATAGAAATTATTGAAACTCGCTGAGGTGAGTAAAAGTATATATATTATTAGAGAAGCTGATAAATCGAGGAGTATAGAAAATTCGTACCAGGCGTAATAGGAAGCGTAGCTTACAGCAGCAGCGGAGCCGACGAAGGATACAAGCCCAATCAGTATTGGGAGATAATAGACTGACAGTACTATCAGCAGACTCCCAATTAGAATCATTCCTAACTCAGCAGCAAATGTCCATTGAGGACGAGATATCGGAGCATCAGATATTATCGTCTGAAGAGCATTTGCCTGTAATTGATGAGGATATAGAAGTCCAGATGGAGTTGTAATCTGAGGTACAATACCTTTGGCCGTAACACCAATTATTACTGTCTTTCCTTTTAAATCAGGTAAAGGTTCTCCATAATTATAACTCTCAAATTGAGTATTCCATTTCAACCATATACTTCCTCTTTCATCAGTAGGTATAATAAACGGTCTTAGTATAATAGATTCTATTCCCGTTTCATTTAATTTAACGGTATATGATTTCTTATTTTGTAATGCTCGTACAGTTTCAAGAGCAAATGATGGATATATATTACCATTGACTTGTGACATTAATGGTATTCTTCTTGTCTGATTATCTACTTCTGGAGCTCCATTTAATAATCCTACTCCCCATGCATGTTTCTCTAATTCTTCTATATTAGTTACTAATCCTTTATATCGATAAGTAAGATCTAGTATATCACCTGAATAACCAAATGTTGCATAGCCTACATAAGGAGCTTTTGTGCTTCGCCCATTTTCATCAGCATCTTGAGCAAGTATAATACCATTACCATTAATCCAAGAACCAAAAACTTCATCGCCTCCAAACCTATCTGCTTCTGGAAACATTATCGTAAATCCAATCATCCCAGCATTTGCATTACGCAAATCAGATATCATTTGTGCATAGTTCTGTCTTGGCCAAGGATATTGACCATATTGTTCTAATGATGATTCGCCTATATTAATTAATGCAATATCATTAGATTGCTCTACTGGAATTGATTGTATATATTGATCGAATAAGCTTAAACGAAATTGTTCTAATAATTGAGGGTCTGCTATTCGGACTCCTAAAAGTGTTATACCTAAGATTATTGTTGTCCAAATTGAAGTTAAATATTTCATAAAGTGTTATACTGTGTTATACCAAATATTTAGGAAGTATCCTATGGCATTTTAAAGTTAATTGTAATTCATCGCCTTTCATTTTATCTTTATTTTCTCTATAATATTTTATATAGATATCCATCTTTTTCATACCTTCTTTCTCAATAAAAGCTTCGCATTGATTTTGTGTTTCAAATGCTTTGACGGCTGCAGAATCTAATACAGTTTCTCCGCTTAAAAAATATAATACTAATATATATTTCATTTTAAAATCCTACTGAAACACCACATCCACACGATGCAGTTTCTTTTGGATTAAGTATTTTAAATGATTCATTAATTCCCATTACAATATAATCTAAGGTTGCTTCAGATAAGTAAGGCAAGGAATTGCTGTCGATGACGACAGTGAATGAACCATAGTCGAACACGTGGTCATCACCATGTATTTCGGATTCGTAATCAAAAATATATTCATACCCAGCACAACCACCACCAGTGATACCAATGCGTATGATATTATATTCTCCCTGAGTTTTTTCAATAAGTTTTTTAATTGCTTCATTTGTTATTTCCATTAATTTCCTTGTGTAACTGATACCGAACAACCACCGACAGTTAAACAGTTTTGTGAAAGTGAATAAGTTTGTGATGTATATCCTTGTTGTAAAAGATTTAATGTAGTTCCATAACTACCTGATAAGTTAATTGATGCCGTATGCCCTGTATTTTTTTGAATTACTTCTACATCATTACCATCATTGCTAATAGTAAGATTTAATGTTTTAGCACCATCACCTCGTTGTTCTACATATACATCATTATAACTACTAAAGATTAATTGATTATATGTGTGAGCGCCATTACCTGAGTTTGCTTGCCAACCTACAACATTATTATTACTTCCATGTATATCTAAGTTAGCATAATGACCACCGCTTTCACTTCCATCATAATAGAATGTTGTATCAGATGCATCATCTAATTTTCCACCTTGACCCCAACGAATATTATTATTTGATCCATCTAAATGCCATAGATCAATTGTGTTTTGATTTGAACCATCATTATTTTGATATAAATGTAATGCCATATTTGCACCATTTAAATATGAATAATTATCATACATTTTAATTTCGTTTTTAGCGCCATATTGTTCAATATTCAAAGAAAAGTTATCTCCTCCCGTTTGATCAATTGAAATTTCATTATCACCAAATGCTAATGCACAGAATGAGAGTAACCAAAGATATGCTATTATTTTCATTAATTTACCTGCTTTATGTATATATTTATATCATCACCACCATTCATTTTAATTGTTCCTTCGTAACCATCAACCACTGTATTTAAACTAACAGAAGCTCCTGTTTGAAAAGTCAAATTAATAACACCATTTACATCACGATAAAATACAATACCACCATCTTCAAGGAAAACATTATATTGACTATCTTTATTTTGACCAATTTGAGCTCCTTCAAGTTTAAATCCTGCTGATCCACCTTTTCCTGAATCTTGCCTATCACCTAATACCTTTTTAGTTCTAACCAATTCTTCTACTACATCTAATAGATCAGGTAAAAAATCTCCAGCTAAATAATCAATATCAATTCTATTATAATCTTGTTCCTCTTCATAATAATCATCAATGCTTTTTTCTAATTCATTATATTCTAAAAAATCAATATCTAAAATACCTTGATCTTTATTTAAATCATCTTTCACTTGTTCTTCTATTGCTTCTCTTACTTCTCTGGGTGGATTTACGATAAACATATTATCGATCATTGAGGGTGTAATACCACCAATCGTAACTGGACTGGTCGGTAATGTATTTAAAGAAGATACCATTGTTGCTTGATAAGCTTGATCTAAAGTAATAGTACCTGCTTCGTTAGTTACTGTAATTTCTCCAGATGGATCGCCATTCACATCTGGTAATAGCATAATTAAACTTCTGCCAAGTTCATCAATTGTTGTTGTAAAATCTGTACCACGAATACCTATCGTAGCTGTTGGTGTTTGTATATCAATGTTTGCTTTGTTTATTAATCCAAGAGAACCTGAAGCAAATCTTGCTGTTCCCATAGTAAACTTCATTGACATTTTTGAAAGAGATGGATCGGGATCATAATATATTTCATCAATAAGAACTTCACTGTGTTCTTTGATATCTAGTTGAGCTTTATCTAAAAATTGAATTTTAAGTTTACCCATTGCAGTTTCAGCAACATCGTTTAATTCAATTTCTGGTAGATATGCAGCAGTGACAACAATCTCTTCTTGTTGTCGTTTGATTTGAGCTGCGCCTGATTGCTCAACAATAGAACCAATAGAGTCCGCCGAAACGGACCCTATGAGTATAAGATTAAGTATCGCTAGTTGAATCTTTTTGATTGATTTGAATTGTTGCATTCTCACTATCCACATCAAGTGTTATAATACCTTTACATGTTGAAACGCCAGTAGGACATGTACCAGATATCTGATTAATGTCTACATCAGCTGATGAACCATCGAGAGTAAAATTAATCTCTTGATAATATCCATCTTTTTGTAAAGTATTAATATCATTCGAACTACCTGTAATGTCAAAATTCCAGATAACATCATCAGTCTCAACATCAACATCAAATACGTTTGAACTACCTAAAACTGTTAAATCAAAGTCTAATCGTTCTGCACTAAATAAAGAACCCTGATCCAAATCCATTGTATTTGAATCGCCAGTAATATCCACCAGAAAGTTTGAGCTGTCCGATGAACCTGTTTCTCCTATCATCCAGTCCCAGACATTACTATCTCCGTTCCACTCTAAAGTGTATGAAGAAGAATCAGCTGTAACTTTACCATAAAGAAGGTTACTATTACCAATCTGATCGATATTGAAAGTTAATGAAGAACCAGTAATCGGAGAAGCAGAAGAAGATGAACTAAAATTATCCAGTCCAATCTTGTTTCCATATCCTACCTGGTCAATATACAAAGTAAGTGTATCACCTATTTGTGTAATATTAATTTCATTATCATCAGATGCTTGTGCAAAAGTCAAAGAACTGAAAAATAAACTTAGGCCTAATATATATTTTATCATTTTTCTTTTCCTTTTATTATCCAAAAACCTCTATCATGTCCTTGGTTGATTAATTCCAATACGCCTGCCTCAATGGCTGAACGCACCGCATATGTCACTGACTCATTCTTACCCACTCCGTCCTCATACTCAATAAGTTGTGTACCTTGTTCTATGAACCTAAATACATCTCCTCCACTGCCGTAAGATAGGATAGTCTTCTTACTTTGGACGTTTAATAAAACCTCTCCAGTTAGAACTGAAACAGCTCTAATTGAAACCGTGACAACATCTTTACGATATTGTCGACTAGCACCTATCCCAAGAGTTCGCGCGCCTCGCCCTCCAGATAGTATGTTAGTATCATAACCAATTATTCCGCCTTCAATTAACATTCCAGCAAAAAGTAATGGTTGAATTCCTTGTGCTTCTTCTTTGCCTTCTGCCTTTGCTAGGTCTTGGCGTGCACTTCTTATAATTTGTCGTTCTCTTACAAGGTTATCTAATCCTTGTCTTTCTACTACACGAAACCATGTTCCACCACCTGCACTCTTTAATGCATCAATGAGCATTTCAGTACTACCTTGTGTTACTGCTGTACTAAATGATGCTATACCATCAAGAGCTTTTCTTTGTCCTGTTTTATCTGCAAATTGATATACAGCAACAACTGGTTTCGTTTCAGCTGGTGGTAAATCTAATAATTGAAAGTATGATGGCATCTTAACAATTTCAGGTACATCAACACAAATATATGGCATTGCCTTTTTAAAGACTCTTCCACTTGCTTTGACCCATTCAACTACATTATGATCATATTCATCGCCCCACATGTCTGGATTACAGATAGTTGGATCTTCAGTATATCTTGGAATCTGTGCGCAGTTTGTAAGTAAAATTATTGCTAAGAAACTAGCCGTCAGGTGTCGTACCATAGTCACTCCCGAAGTAACCTGTTCCTATTGGAATCTCGATTACTGTTTCCGTTCCGTTTGTATCAACTATAGTCATTTTAATAAATTCTGAACCATCTTCATTGGTTATCACTTCATAAGTAACAACTGAACCTTCTAATGTAAAAGATCCAAATCGTACTGCACCGTCGTTTTGAAACATGCTTTCTACTAATTGTTTAGACATTTGAGCATATATTCTACTTTCTAAGTTACGAATAAACTTAGCAAGTGTGGTATTTTCAGCTTCTCTTTGTGCTGCTTTTTCTGCAGCTTCTAATGCTTCTTCTATTTGTTTCTTACGAGAAAACTCTTGGTTCTCTACAGTCAAATAATGTGATGCTGTTCCTATACCACTAAAGGAAGGATTTTTAAATTTGTGTACTATTTCTGTAGCGTTAACAGGAGAAACAGCCATAATCGATATGACAAAAATACTTACTAAAGTTAATATTTCAGCTTGACTTTTAACTTTCTCTATTTTTCTTTTTTTCATTCTCTCTATATTCCAATACTACGTCTACTTTTTGTTGTAATCTAATAAGGTCTTGATCTAGCATTCTCATCTGATCAATGACTCTTATAAGTTGGAAATGCATTTTTTCTGTGGCTGGATCTAAGTGTTCACTTATAAAATTCCAAACAAAGTAAACAAAATATCCTAAACCCACAACCATAACAGTAGGAAAGCCATAATTGGCTATTAAATCAGCAATTTCCATATTAATCTCTTCTTACGTCAAGTTTACCATCTTCGATAAAATTCTCTGCACGAGCTATTCGTTCGATATCAGGTCTTAATTCTAATGCACTACTTACAAGTAAATCAATCTTGACCATTTCATTACTCATTGTTCTTGCTCTATTTTCTAAGCTTGAACAAAACATGGTAAGTGTTGTAATATCATCAACGACACCTTCAAGTATTTGTTTAATGATTGTAAAGATAAAGAATCCCATCACTAAAGCACCAGCTATAGGTAATCCTACATCGGAGATTAGCTGAAATATTTCTTCCATATTATCAAGTAGAAGCTACTTAGCTACTTTAACGGCTAATGTAGTTGCTGCTCCTAGTAAAGTATCTGTTGATGTTTTTTTAATTAATTCAACTGAATTTGCTGTCATTGTAAAAGTACCTTTTACTTGACCATCTTTATCAGCATGTGTAACTAATTGTATGCTACCGTGTAAATTATTTACAACTCTTACAAGTGTTGCAAATTCAACATTTGTTGCTGAAGCTAAATTTATTTCAGAACCTTTTAATTTGACTGCTGCCATATTATATATCCTATAATTATAATTATTGTACACAGTTATTTATAACAGCTACAATGCTAAGACATAAAAAAAGGGACCTAAAAGATCCCTTAATCTAGATTAAGTGCAAATTATTTCTTTGCTGTTTTTCTGGTTCTGCGTTGTGTTGGAGCTTTCTTAGCAGCAGGCTTCTTAGCTGCTGGTTTTCTCTTCACTGGAGCTTTTTTCTTAGCTGGTGTTTTACCATCTTTATAAGCTTCGTTTTTGTGATGAGTATCAGGATCATCTTTTACAAAATGTCCTTTCTCGTTTCTTGCTCTAACTCCTGACGCAGGTTTGGAATTATCATAAACAGCATAAATTCCTGCTGCTAGTATTATTCCACCAATCACTATGAATGCTAAATCCATAATATATACCTCCTAGGTCTTATAGTTATAATTAATCAACTCTTCCCATTTGAAAAAGTCTTTTCTCTCATGACACCAAAAATTACCTTTATGTTTCGGTTTTTTTAGATCTCCTCGAGTCTCTTCATTAGCCTTTCGGCTCTGTTTGTCACTTGCGTGTACCATTTCGAATCTCTGCCTTCTTTGGCAGCCTCCTTCCAATCACCACCTTGCAGCGCTGCATTGTGGTTCTTAAATTTGCTCAAGCGCGTGAGTCCCATATTAAACATCATGTTTGCAACGATTTGTTTCACTTCTTGTGGATAACCGTCCCAACCATCATGTAGTTTTTTACAATCCTCGATCACTGATTGTACATCTTTTTCAAAACATTCGTTTACACGATCTTCTGAAACTTCAGTACCAACTTCCTGACCGAATTCCTTGTCTTCTTTTATAACTAGATGTCCTATTCCGAATGTAGGATAACCAAGATGATCTTTATATATTTTATATACTACACCTTCATCTACTTTGAGTGTTTCTTTTAATTGTTCTATGTCGATGTCTTTACTATTCCAAAACATTAGAGTGCCTCCAATTGAGATATAACAGAAGCATGTGCTGTTATATATTCATCAGTTTGTTTTATAAGTGATAACCATTGTTTTGATCGTGTTCCATATAGATCATCATTATCTTCATCATGTGGATGATTATGCCCATGCCATGTTGCTGTTGTTTGTAAATCTTCTGGTACGACCCAATTAAATGATTCTTCTACTGAGCCTGTTTGTCCCCATTGCAAATGATTTATAGTATCTCCATTATGCATTTCTCTATCTATTGTAGGAGCATTGTCATTTATCCATCCTTTAATTACAAAATCAATTGATTTTATAACTCCATCAGTTCTATTTTCTGTCCATTCACCAGGCCCCATTGTAATAATAAAGTTATTATTATTTATTTTAGAGATAGATGTTTCTGAAATTTGTGCTTGTATATTTGACATTATGGGCAAATTCCTGAATGAGTCATATCCTGTTCACAAGCTATACTAAATGTAGAAGCTGTTAAGGTTGGATATCCTGATTTAATAAATTTAAGACTATATGTATCAGTATATATCACAGTTCCTGTAAAACATTCTCCTGTAGTTAAATGATTTGTTCCAAATGCAGTATTTGTTGTAGGATTTAAAAGTTCGAATGTTGTATTATCCCAATTATTTCCTGATGTATAAGTTTCTCCTGTTCCAGCAATTAAATTTGTCGATGTATTTACAGCTCCACCGCCGCCTTGGGCAGTTGAAACTGAATGATCTAATGCATAACTATCTGGCCAATTACCTTGTGTAAATGTAACAGTTTGAACTGGATATAAAGTTCCTGTTGTCATTCCTGCACTATTATATACACCAGATGAATCACTTGTTTCTTCTACATAAAGAGTTGCAACATAATTACTACCACTTGTTGATGTTCTCATAACTAATTGATAAGTAATACTATCAGCGCCAAAGCCACCTGAATATGATAATGATGCATAAAATTCAGCTGCATAGGTTCCAGTATAATTTTGTACATTTGAAACAGTTGAAATTGCAGACTGAGCACCGGCAAAATTTGATTTTAAACATAGTGTTCCACTTGAAGGAATTGCTGTGCCAGATCCATTAGTTATACCTGAACCTACATTAGCACCACCAGCATAATATTCTGTTAAACAAACATTTCCACCATTTGCGTCGCCGAATTCTGTTCTTAAATCCGTAAGACAAACTGTTCCTGTTGGTACTGCCATTATTTAACTATTCCTGATATTAAATCTTCAAAGGCTTCTACTTTTTCTGTCCTATTTGGCCAGTAAATATAATCCTTTTCTGGGTTTGCTTTTAAATTTGATAAGAGAGGTAATATAGCATTATAGAGCTTATTAAGTTTTTCTTCGTTTATTTCTGCAGATGCTGCAACTGTTGAAGCTTCTGATGATAATTTCTGTACAGCTTCTAATTCGTTTTCATCAACAGCTGTAAAACCAAAATCAAATTGATCTATATCTATACTCATATTTGTTCCTCGTTATTATATTTATACCTTCTTGGTATGACTTTTGACTTATCTTTATGTAATTGTGTAGCGGCATGATTTGGTGTTTCTTTACGCACAGCGACTTCTGGTTTCTTTTTACCAAAGATCTTTTCCCAATTATCTGCGTATAAAGAATCATTTGAATTTCTTCTCTTTGATCCTTTTCCACCATGCCATTGTTTATTATCCATAATATATCCAAAATAATACTGCTCCAGTAATAAGTCCTATTGCAAGTATTGTACTTAGAATCTTTCTTCTAAATTGTTTCTTTTGTTTCTTTTTGTACTCCTCTAAATTAAGTACTTCTTTTATTCGGTCCATTTGTGACGACATAATATCCACCATTTTTAATATAATCTAATAATATCTTTCTGGATTTATCTCCATAATTTAATACATCATGATCATATGGTATATCTACTGAGCAACTAATACGAATAGTATTCTCTGGTATTTTATTTTCCTTGTCCACGATATTTCTTAAAACTTCTCTTTTTAGCTTTATTCATGGTTGCTCTCGATTTAGGATTTCTTCCTATTGAAGTACCTTTTCGAATTGGAGTAATACCACTGATACCACTTGTTTTTGGTTTAGCCATTATTTAAATACCACGCCACCACGTCTTACTAATTCATTTTTAATTTTTTGTTTAACCTTTGGTTTAGTACCAGTGTTATATTTTTCAATTAAATCTTTTGTTGAGTGTGATTTAACATAATCATGTTGTACTGTTATTTTTCCTGTAGCTCTATCACGTACAGATGCGCTCTTTGTTAATTTTATAGGCATTATTTTATTCTCTTTACGCTTCCTTTTAGGTCTGCCAAATAAGCAAACATTTCTATTGTAGGAAACTCTTTTTTCAAATCAAGTAGTGCTTGAAGGTTTTCTTTGTGGTCATCAAAGAGTCTTATTCTTGCATACTCACCGGTTTGTAAATACTTTCTAAAAATAATCGCTTTATTAGCTGCACTATTTTTACCACTCATATTTCCAGCTCTTTCAACATATACATTTTTCATTGGTATACCGTGAGCTTCAAATGTTTTAATAAAGAGATCTTTATCATCCATATCACTTCTTGCTGTCACAATAATAACCTTTGAACCTTTTTTAGTTGCATTGTTTATAATTGCTTTGGCCTTTTGTACCATACGACCAATTGGTGTAGCAGTTTGATAAAAGATCTTGGCTGATTTAAATTCACCAAAATCAAACTCTTCATGTTTTCTTAACTTATAACTATTAAACTCCATTGGAGTTAAAGCCTTAGTTTGTCCAGTATTTGTATTCTTTACAAGTACACGAGCTTTTGACACAAACAATGTATCATCAATATCAAAGACAGTTAAGCCTTTGCCAGCTCTTTCAGCTAAAAACTCGTTAAACTTTTTCATAGATATATTATACCATACTTTTAAGTAAATGTAAATATCTATTTATAAGTTTTATTTGCCTATTAGTTTTAATGATTCTAATATATCTTGGTATTTAGCTACTTCTAAAAGTTCTTTTTCAATAGTTTCCATCATATCGCCATGTTCTGCAACTCCAACGTGACTACCAAGTAAAACTTCTGCATTCATTAAATGCCTATCAACATTAGCTTTTGCTGATGTTTTTATAGTTTCTAAAAGCTTTCCTCTATAATTTGCCATTTCTATCTCCCAAATAGTTTTCTTCGTTTATATTCATTAATTGTATTAATTAACTCCTTTGTCCAATTATCTCGGTCTTCAATAAAGACTTGTGGTCCTTCATCACCAGCAATACATACAACTAATTGTTTAATAGGTACACTCGTTCTTTCTTCCCACATAATAGCATAAGCTGCACATTGCATAAAATATGAACTTATCCATTCTTTCTTTTTGAGTTTACGAGATGTTTTCCAATCAATAATTGAATCAACACCTTTCCATTGGCCGACTAAATCTACTCTTCCAGCTAATCCTAAATGCTTAGAAAATAACGGAGCTTCTTGTTGATATACCTTTGTAACGCTTTCATCTAAGATTGGTTGTATATCTTTAAATGTTTGTATGTTATGTGGCATTTCATCTTTAATATATTCAGGATCATTTGCAATATATTTTTCTATTATATTATGAACGGTTGTTCCTCTTGAGCTTGCTTGCCTTGATATCCTATTTGCTTCTTCTTCGCCTACGCGCGCACGCCATGCTTGTATTGCTTCTTCTGAAAGAATTGAAAGAACTGTAGTAACTGATGCATACTTATTTCCTTCTGGATCTGTATAGAATCTACCTTTATCTCCTGTGACTGCTTCAAGATCGTTATAACCAAGATCTGCTGGTTCATGTTTAAATATCATAAAAATAAATTAATAACTGCCATTACTCCTAGCATAAAAAAGAATACAAGAACTTGTACGACTGTCATAATCGCCACTTGTTTCATTGGATGTACATCTACAATTCTTTCTATCCATGCTTCGTCTGGTGATAGATTAGCTACTTGTAAAAGTTTTTCTTCGGTTGATTTGCTCATGATTTGTTTTTTTCTAACATTTCTTTTGTCATTATAAAATCTTTAACCAAACCACTGCGGACAATATCCTGCCATTCAAACTCAACGTGGTCAAAGCTTTTCATATTATTAAGGATATTTATAAATGCATATAAACCACTTTTATCATTTTGCTTTACAAAATCTGATTGATAATAATCTCCACAAAAAATAACCTTACAATTTTTACCAATTCGAGTTATAATACTACAGAGTTCATGAAAGTTACAGTTTTGAGCTTCATCTACTATTACCACAGAATCATTAAGTGTAATACCACGTATAAAGGATGTTGTCATAAAATCAATATTATTAAATTGAATCATTTTTTTCCAAGCTTCTTTTTCCTGAAAGAGTTCATTTACTATGGATATATATGGATCCATATAAACTGCTTCCTTTTCTTCTTTTTCACCAGGTAAGAATCCCATATCTCTTGTAGGTAAAGCACTTCGTATAAGCACTACTTTTTCTAATTGATTATCTTTAGTAAGTATATCTTTTAGTCCAAGGTAAAGCGCAAGAAAAGTTTTACCTGTACCAGCGGAACCACTGAGAACTAGGTTTTTATTTGCTTTATAAGATTTAAATACTTTTTCTTGATTTTTAGTTAAAGGATTTAACTCAGTTAGGTGCTCTAGTCTTAATTTGCTAGGTCTTTTCATTGAAGCTTATCTCCTGTTCCCAATTCCTTTTGTTGACCTCGTAGTTTTCCGATCCCTTTTGTACCAGTATAATTCTACCGCCATCCATATCAACCCTAACAGAATCAG